GTGCCCGAAGGCTTAACGCAAGTTACTGCTGCTGAGGCGGGAATCCCAATTTTCTCTGCCTCTACAATATTAACATCTACTGCCCATTGACGAAGATGAGAAAGAATATCTCCAAGCTTATCTAATCCTTCTTGTCCAGAAAAGAACTTATGTCCAAACTGACCCGTAAGTGAAACTCCAAGTAGACGCTCTTCTTCAGTATTATCTTTCCAAATTTTACGGATATACTTAAAGTCTGTAAGAGTTGATTGCCATGTTCCTAGGATGGATGCAAGACGTACTTTATTTGTAACATCTTCAATTGTATCTTTTTCACGAAGTACGACTTCTGAAAGGTTGCAAAACTGATAAGGACGTAGAATAATTTCTGAGCAAGGGTTAGTTCCATAGTGAATATCTGCACTACGTCTTCCGTACTTTGCTGCTTGTGCTTGGGCTGCTGCCACATTATAAATACCTCTTTCGCCCGACTTTGAATCATATAGAGACTTCCATTCTGCAATAAACTGTTGCATCTCTGGCTTGCGAGAATATGCAACAGAGTTGTTTGACAAAGCACGTTGAGAGTTCTTCTCCCACCAATTACCTGCCTTTGCTTGTGCCATTTCAATATCATTAATGTTTGAAAGTGAAATCATGGCAGAACGGCGAACCCCACCAACTACAACAACTTCACCAATCTTACACATAATATCGTGAGCTTCAATTGGCTTTAATTGACGACCAAGTGCTCCCTTAAATACTTGAATTGTAAAATCAAATAGATTTACTAGTGGTTGTGGCCCAGATGATCTTCCGCCCATTGTCTTTAGACGAGCACCTGATGGGCGAACCTTGCTGATATCAATCTGTGGAATTTGTCCTGCCCACAAAAGACCTAAAAGCTCTCTATAAGCCTTTGCCCAACCTTCCTTAGAGTCTCCAACAATAACAGTAGTTGATGACTTCTCAAGTGTTTCTGGAAGGGCGGGGAGTTTATTGATGTACTTATACTCAACAGAGAATCCAACACCTGTTCCACACATAAGGATATACATTGCTTCATCAAATGAACGAGCATTGTCTACAGGAAGAAATGCACAGTTATATCCAGAAACATTTTCTCTTTCAAGTGCAGGTCCTGCAGTCATTACAGAACGCATTGACGGCATAACGTTACGATTAAATACTGCATCACGAAGTTCTGCAAGAATCTTGTCGTCTGGAACATACCCATGCTTCTCACGCAATTGAATTACCATAAACTTAAAGTAGCGGTCTACAGTTTCACCCCATGTCTCACGACGATTTTCATCTTCTAGCCATCTCGCATAACGAGACAGTGCGATAAAGTTTTCATATGGGTTTTCAATTGTATTAGACATGTTACTCCTAGGTTGGATTTGAATTAGAGATTAAGTGTATCACACTCAGTCTTTTAAAATCAAGATTTTAAAGATTTTCGTTTATTTCTCTTAGTCTTTGAACAGCTGGCTTTGTTACCTTTTCCCAGTTGTAGTCTTTATGGATTAGGAAAGCATTTTTGTAAGCTAGGTCACTATATTTATCATAGTTCTCTGCAACATCTTTCATGTAGTTAATTAAATGATCATAGTTAGGTCTGTACATTTCGCCAGGATGAATTGTAGGCCATGGAGAACCAACTTTTTCTGAACCTAAAGGCATTGTGATATATCTTGCATATGTAGCCCAGGCTTCTGTGCAAATAGTAGGTATTCCTTTAGCCATTGCTTGGAGAGGATTTAATCCAAACCCCTCGCCCCATGACGGATAAACAAAAACGTCGCACAAGTCATACAAGCCATTCATTTGCTCGTTTGACAAAAGTGCTTCAATGGTTTTAATATTTGGATAAAATGCTCCAGGAGAACCACGGACTTCCCCAGTATCTGGATCAAAAATTCTAGTGGTGTTTATGCGACTTGCTTTTAACACAAGCTCAAAGTTTGGATCTTTACCAAAGATTTCAGTAAATGCTCTAACAACCATCTGAGCATCTTTTCTAAAGTAGGGTTCTCCGACATGCAAAAATCTAAAAGGGCGGGATTCGTTACGAGTTCTCTTTAAAGGAATCCATTCATCCTCTACACCATGCTCATAAACAAATACAGGCTTATCAGTATATTTTCTAAATACATCTGCACACCATGGAGAAGTTGTCCACATCTCATCAATGCCAGTTTTTAAAGGTTGCTCCCAAGACTCTGGAACCCAAGTAGATTCCCAGGGTGTATATCCAATTTTATATTGATGTTTGCCAAACTTGTACATATTTGGCTGAATGAATGAAATAGAAATTTTAGACTGTGGGTCTCCAATTACACATTCAATTCCTTGCTTATTTAATTCTTGAAAGATATGATATGATGCTTCGCCATATCCAACGTTGCGATCCATATACTCTGGAGCACCCGTCCAAGATACTTTCATTTACGCTCCTGACTTGTTTTTCTTAGTATATCATGATACGATTGAATACACTACTCTTTCCCTAGGAGGTACATATGAATAATATGAACAAAGCAAGGATAAGAACAGTGTGGACTATGGTTGGTGTGACTATTCTCACACTAATTTCTGGGATTAATTCCAGTGTTCACGCTTTAACAGCACAAACTATCGTGTATAATAAAAATATATTATATATTAATAAATATACTAATTTAGTTAATATTAAAAATATTATTAATATAGATATAAATAATAATAAAAGCAATTCCAATGAGGAAGTTTATTTAATTAATGATCTTACCACTGGAAAAACTTTTGAAATGCCCGCTTATAGCAAAATGCTAAATTTAAATCAAAGAGTAGATTCAAGGGTAATAATCTCAAGACTTGCAAATGCAATCCTTAGCCAAGAAACTGGCGGGGTTGACGCTTACTATCGCAAGTCTTATTCCAGTAGTGCATGTGGAGCTTTCCAATACATGTCAACATCATGGAATAACTTTATGGGTTACAAGAGTGCTTGCCAAGCACCAGAATGGGTTCAGGACCAACGCATGATTAATGAACTAAAATCATCTTATGCTACCTACCATAACTGGGCAAAGGCTGTGGCAGCTCATCTTTACCCATCAAGAGCAGGCAATACGGCAACTTGGAACAAGCCAGTTCCAGGGAATCCTACTGTCTTCCAATATGTCTCATCTGTATTTCAGAAGGCGAACATAGCGTACTGATGAAAATTCAAATTTTTTCACAGTATTACAACTTAGCGCAGGCGGGCAGGGTAAAACCTCTCGCCTGTCCTAATCATAAGAACGATTACGTAATTCATGAGATAACTTACTGGCTAGTACATAAAGAACAAGACGATAAAGTCGTGCTATACTGTACAGCGTGTGGGTATGAGCAAATAGCTGGCTTACAACTATATGAAAATTTAATTGAGCAGGTTAAGAGGATAGAAAATGCAGGAGCCTAATTTAGGAGATTACTTTGTAGTTAGAACTACAGGAATTGCAGCAAGACTAATTCAACTGGGAACTTGGTCAAAATGGAACCATGCTGGAATTTATATTGGTCATGGGCAAGTCGTTGAGGCTCGCCCGACAGGAGTATCAGTTTCTCCACTTTCCAAATATGCGAATAATCAGATTATCTGGAATACTAATGAAAACTCGCTTACTGAGGCTGATCGGAATAAGCTCGTATTATTTGCCACAGGATTCTGTGGAGATGGATACGGCGTCTGGTCAATTCTTGCTCTTGGATTCAAATGCCTGGGACTTTCTATATTTCCTGTCAACTGGCTGGCGGAAAAAGAAAACAGAGTAATCTGCTCACAACTCGTAGCATGGTCATATTCTCATGTTGGAGTAAAGCTAACACATAAGCGTCATGCATTAGTTACCCCGAAAGACTTAGCAGAGCGATTGAGCCGAAAGTAAGATTTAATGGACCTTTTGCCAATTGTTGATGGAAGATCATGTGAAGGATGCACAAAATGCTGTGAGGGGCATTTAAGGGCTGATATCAAGCTATCTGATGGTCGTGAGTCATTCATGGGAATGAAAGATGATATGTCTTTAAGCCCATGTTCATTTGTGCAGCAAGGTTTTGGATGCGGGGCATATGAGGAAAGACCAATGTTGCCCTGTAAGCTATTTAAGTGTGACTACTTGACAGATCCGACAATGCCTGATAGTTTTAAACCCTCAAGAAGTAATGCAATCTTCACCACCCGCACAATTAAGGGTATTGAATATACGATGCTGATTGAGGCGGGACGGAAACTGGATTCAGAAGTCCTATCTTGGGCAATATCAAAGCATTTAGAAGAAGGAACAAACTTCGCATGGAGAGTATTGGAGAATATTTTCTGGATAGGTGATGAACCCTTCAACAATATGATGGCAGAAGATTACCCATTACTCACAGAAACCTCTCATGGCAAAGATACACATTGAAAGAGCGTATATTGAGCCGTTTGAGGAGGAAGACCCCCAATCCTTTCAAATTTTGATTCACGTGAAACAAGGCAATGATCACCATTTTGCAGGAAAAGTGGAGCTTACCCACAATATACAATGGCTTCATACCTATACCGCCGAAAATGGAGATCTGGTAATCAATAACTCGGCGGGAATGGAAGCCAATAAGTGGGATCATTTAACAAGGGAGATAATAGATGGCTAAGTATGTATTTATAGTATTGGGTACTATATTTGTATGGGAGTATTTGAGGAGATAATATGGGGAATCTAGGGGAAAGCATGGAGTCTCTTGCTGAATTCCAGGCAATATTTGAAAATATTCGTGAGCTTCTAGGTGCAATATTCATCCAAGAGCAGCGTAACTATGATATGCTAGTAATGATTGCAGATAAGCTGGGTGCTGATACTGATAAGATGATATCTTTGCACGAACAAGGTTCTGTGCTTGCTCCCGCCCCATCTTTTATATTTGAGGATGAAGAAAATGATGTTCAATCTGAGTGACACATGTCACGATATAAAATTTACGCTTACTCCTGGAGAAGA